TACGAAGATAATGATCAGCAAGCAGTCATTACTGGATTCAAATATGATGGAACTACTCTCTACTCCACAAATGTGATCCGTGGGCAGTGGAATGGCGCTAGCAGTGATACTGGGGTTGGTTTCATAGTCAATACTCATAATGTTGATAACTCTGGTGATATTCTCCTCCCACTGAACCTCCAAGACCCCATTCAAGAGGTTGTGCATAGATTTGAGAACGCTACCCTCACCTTTGACGATACTAAGCAGAATAAGTCAACAATTAGCGTATATGATGGCGGTGCTGTTTCTCAGGACTCTTCTGTCTTCAAATTTGGTGCAAATTCGTTAAATCTTGCAGATGCGAACTATGTGAAGTGGACAGACCTGAATTTGACTGAACAGTGGACAAATGTGATGTGGGTGCGTATGGCACCTACTCATGGAACCAACAATCCTAGAATTGAGATGATTACTGCCAAAGATGATTCTGGCAGCACCGTTCAGTACATTATGAACCTCGATTCTGGTGATGGCAACTTTGGTAAGATTGCACTTGTAATTGCACCTTCTGGTGGTAGCACAACTACTGTTTGGTCGATTGGTTCGACTTATGCTACTACTTTGGCTGATAGTGATTGGCACCATATTGCTTTGGTCAAGGAAGAACCCAGTCTCGGTTCCTATGTGTATTCTTGCTACTTCGATGGTGTAAATGTTGCAACTGCAACAGTTGTTGATGAAATTTCGATGAATGACCTGGTTGTTGGTGGTCAAGAAGCAGGTCCTCTTGTGGGTAACAGTTTTGTTGGCAACATCGACGATATTGTTGTCGAATCTCGTGCAGTTTATAGTGGTTCTTCTCTACAAGTGCCCACTGAGCGTTATAGAATTACAACTCAGGATTCTGCACTTGATTTGGTTAAGTTTGATCGTCTGCACAGTAAGAGGGGCGATTACAACACAACCTTCGCTGGATATGATGGTAACTATACCGAGAGTATTGCTTTTACAGAAAACACAACTCTCAATGCCAATACACTCACTAATCCTGTAATTACTGTTTGGAATGAAGGTCCTTCTGGTCTGCAAATTCTTGACTTCTCTGATGTCGTTTCTACGCTTGCACCTGGTACATATACATTCAGCACTAATAGACACACCTACTCAACTAAAACATCGACCATTCCTACTCCTCTGGGTAGAAAACTGAAAATTGAACCTGTTGTTCTGCCGAAATATTACATCAGAGATGCTGGTTATCAGAAGATCGATGCTGTTAGGGAATTTGCTTTCAATCAGGATGTTAAGTTTGAGAAAGGATCCATTATTCAACAGTATAACGAGAATGGTGTTGTCCAAGCATATGGCACTATTGTAGAAACTCCTGTTGGTGGTGTTAACACTCCTGGTTTTGGAACTAACTACAAGATCGGCAAAATCTATGGAACTTTCAACAGCACAGATCTCTTCAAGAATGATAAAGAGGAAGAGAATACCATTGACGAAATTTCCTTTACTGTAAAGCGTTCTCAGGATGCTTGGGAATCAGGTAAGGCATACTCTGTCAATGATCAAGTTTGGAGCGATGGTAAGATTTACTTTGCTACAAACAACGCAACATCTGGTGCCACTGCACCCACTCATGAAATTGGTATCGTAACTGATGGCGCTGTCCTTTGGTCTTATATCAGTGCAGCACCCAATATTGAAGTTGATCTTGCAGATTTCCCATGGCCTGCTCCTACTAATCCAAAATGGATCGCAACTACCACATACGTTGCTGGCGATATTGTCTTCTTCGGTAGAAACAAGTATCAATGTGCAACTGGCGGTGTATCGGGCACTGTTGGACCAACTCATACCACAGGCAGTGCTGCTGATGGATCAGTCACCTGGAACTTCGTTAGTACATATGATCCCCTTTCCGACTATGCAAGATTCCGTCCATTTGCATTGGCAGATTATAGAGTAACTATTGTCAATACATATGCTGGTTCTGACTTTATTATTGGTGACGTTGTTTCTTTGGGTAACAGCATCAATGCTGGACCTAAGGAAGATACTGATAATAAGATTGCCGAGGTCTCTGGTCTTGGAAGTGTCAAAGAGATTACTTTGACTGTAAATCTGAATAAGGACATCATTAGAACTGCTGACAACAGAACTGACCTGATTTATTGTTCTGCACTGACTCCTCACAACTTTACTGCAAATGATATTCTCTTTGTTGAAGGATTTACTACTGCTGAGTTCAATGGTTCGTTCTTTGTTAAGGAAGTCTTCTCTTCCAGAGACTTCACCTACAAGTTGAGAGCAACTGCAACTGCTGATCCTGCGTTCGCACAAGGTGCTATTGCTCGTGTGAAGATCTCTTCCAAGCACCCAACACTGCTGCTGGTTAGAAATCACTCTTATATCTTCGATATGAGTGATGTTTCCAACTTCGGTTACTATCTGTCGTTTGCACAAGATAACCAGTACAAACTGGAATATTCCTTCAACGTAATCGAGCGTGAAGGCACTCCTGGTCTTTCTTCTGCCGCAGAGACTCCTGTGGTCAAGTTTACGATCGGTGGTGAAGTTACTAACATTACTTACTACTTCGACCCGTCCAGAACTGGTGCAACATCTCCCGTTGGATCTAATTCCTTCATCGACGTTATCAAGACTCCCTATGATGGTAGATTCAAAATTAGTGAGATTCTTAGTGATACTGAATTCAGATTCCCACTGCTGTATGAACCTGAATTCAACAATGCTGAAATCGGTCTCGATGACCAAGATAAATCCAATACTATCTACTCCACCACTTCTAAGAAAGCAATTGGTCCTATCAACTCTATTAAGTTGATCTCCCCTGGTGGATTCTACAAGAAACTACCTATCATCTCTGATATTGCATCTGACCGTAAGATTGAGAAACTGCGTATCCTTTCTGGTGGTACTGAATATGCACCTGGCGTATATACACAGGTTGCTATTCTGGGTGATGGTGAAGGTGGTCTTTGCAATATCACTGTTGAGAATGATGATATTATTGGATCTGGAACTGTTACTAACGTTGCTCTGACTGATCCTGGTAAGGGATATACTTTCGGTTCTATTGACATTGACGCTATTCAAGGTATCCTTGGTCCTACCCTGTCTGGTTCTGGTGCTGAAATTGAGGTTGTTATCCCCGCTGAGGGTACTGGTGCTGCGGTGTTCCTCACTGGTAGACAGATTGGTAAGATCAAGACTCTGAAAAACAATGAGTTTGGTTATGGTTACTCTCATGACTACACCCTGCGTCCTGAGATTGCATTCCCAATCAACCTGCAACTCTTTAACACCTCTATTCTTTCTCAGATCACTATCACCAATCCTGGTGCTGGTTACACTTCTGCACCTGCTGTTATCATCCAAGGTGGTGGTGGAACTGGTGCTGAGGCAGAAGCAGTCGTTAAGAACAATAGACTGTCTGAGATTCTGATCAAGAATCCTGGTGCTGGTTACTCTTCACAACCTGAGGTTACTCTGAAATCTGAGTTCACTTATGTTGTGAACCTTGACCTGAACTACTTGCAATTCAACTTCCCTCATGGTATTACCACTGGTGCTGAGGTTCAGTTCCGTGCTGATGCTATCGGTTCTACCGTTGGTGAACTACCGAAACCCAGCAGCGTTGGTTTGACCAGTCTGTCTGCTGCTCAGACCTATTATGCTATCGCTGGTGAAGTGAATGGTCTTGAATCCGATCAACTGCGTTTTGCCCTGACCCCAGTTGACGCTGAGTCTGGTAACTTCATTACCTTCCTAACTCAGGGTGCTGGTCGTCAGGTGCTGCTCACCGAGGTGTTTGGTGGTCAAGCAGAAGCAGTGGTCGAAACTTCCCGCTTCCTAGAAGGTGAGATAGTCTTCCAAGGCGAAACACAAGATCTCGCAACTGCCACTGGTATTGTTTCAATTAATGATGGTTGGCAGATCGAACCCAAGATCTTGAAAGTTACTAAACCCAAAGGCGACTTCGTTGTTGGTGGTAAAGTTCAAGGTGTCATTTCTCGTGCATCTGGTGTTATCGATAACATCAATATTGCTAAGGGTGTTCTAAACATTGATGCTATTACCAAGACTGCTGGCAGATTTACTGATGACGTTGGTAAACCATCCGAGATCGTTCAGAAGATTCAAGATTCCTTCTTCTATCAGAACTTCTCCTATGTGATTAAGTCTGAGATTCCTATTAACAGATGGAAGTCTCAGATTCTGCAAAACAACCACCCTGTTGGTTTTAACCTGTTCGGTCAGTTGTCACTGACTGGTGGTAAAGATATCTCTGGTCGTAAGGTTGCTGCTGACTTCACCAAGCAAGTCAATATTAACGAGTATACCAACGTTAACGAGATCACCTCGTTTGGTGCTGCTCAACCAATATATTCCACATTCAACAACTCCGAAGTTCTCTTCCGTAAGAAGAGACTGACCAACTCTGAGGAAATTCTAACCTCGATCGTTAAAAAGATCGACGATATCTCTGAGCAGTTTGATGGTGCTCGTAAGAACTTCCCACTGACAGTTGAAGGTCAGCAAGTCATTGTTAAAGATAACCAACTGCTCGTGACTATCAATGGTGTTATTCAGTCTCCTGGTAATTCCTATCAGGTAGTTGGTAACCAGATTGTGTTCTCTGAGGCACCGAGACCTGACTCCAAGATTGTGTATCGCAACATCAGATTCGATTTCATGCCTATCACCAGATTGAATCTGAATACTATTGCTGGTATCTTCCCCTCCATCGGTGACAATATCTTTGGTTTTGAAACTGAAACTAGCGCCAAGGTTGTTGCAACAGGCACTACTAGCATTGACGTTGTTGACATCAGTGGTTCATTTGCTCTGAACGAGCGCGTCGATGTTGGTAGAACTGGATTTAGTGCCCTGATTGGAAGCATTGATAAGTCCTTCACCAAACTGTATCTCCAAAGCATTGGTGGCGCATTCGGCACAAGTCTCATCGGTGATATTATCGTTGGTCAGACCACAGGTGCGAGAGCAACGATCACCTCCATCGACTTGACTGATAATAGCGTCCAAGTGACAGATATGTCCAACGGATTCTTTGATCGTGGTGAGGATATCAACTTCTTTACTGCTGGATATGGTGCAAATATCCTGAACGTTGACAGTGTTAACTACAAAACTATCTTTGAGTTTGGTGAGACTGTTACTAACATGACTGGCGATACTGCCATCATTGAAGGATCAAACCTCGACCTGGATGGCAACATTTCTGATGCACTGGTTCTGTCTAAGACTTCTGGTACTGCTGAGTTTGAGACAGGTCAGTATAACTTGTTCCTGAATGACATCTTCTATTCTGCTGCATCTAATATTGCTGCAAGAATTACTAGCATTTCACCTTACAGAGATCCTATCGTTAGCATCAATCTGGTAAGACCTGTCGCCACTGGCGCATGGTCCACCATGGTTGAAGGTGATAAGTTTGAAGGTCTCACCTCTGGTGCTACTGGCGAAGTTGTCAAGATTGACTTTGAGGCATCTCCTCCTGTTATGTACTACTTGAAGAGTAGTGAGACTGATTTAACCGATGGCGAAACTGTTCAAGGCTATACCGAATTTGCAGGTGTTAGAACTTATACCGCCACCACTGAAACTGTGTCGGGCGAAGTCAGACTGGGTGATGTGGTTGATACCCTGGTGATCAACCAAGGATCTACCTTCTTTGGTATGATCTTCGAGCGTCTCATTTCCTTGACTAACCAGAATGTTATTCTGGATGATATTTCTAAGACCACAATCACGCCCGTTGAAATCCTCAACAGCGACGATCGTGTTAACGCAGACTTCCTCGACTTTGAAGAAGTTCGCTCAACAGAAATTGAATATGAGAATCTGACTGGTGGAACTATCGCAGTTGGTGATGTAATTCGTTCTATTACCGTTACTTATGGAAATCCCGTAACTGATGCGTTGAACAGATGGTTTGATGCTGCCAACAGAATTGCTGCTAACAAGCAAGAGATTGTTGACTTTGCTAATGCTGAAATTGCTGTTCAGCATCCTGGATTCTACTATCCTGGCGATAATCAGACTGATCAGTTCAGCAGATATGCTGATGCATATCGTCTCATCCATCGCAATAAGGATTACATCATTGCCAAGTCCTATGAGGACATGACCGTTCAGTATCCTTCTCTGCCGATTCCTTCTCCGACTAAGTGTCAGCGCGATATCGGTCACTTCATCGATGCAATCTCGATGGATATGTTCCAAGGTGGCACTGTTTACACTCGCAAGTTCTTGCAGATGTATTTCAGTGATGATGGTCTGACCTTCCTGTACATTAACAACGAAGCAGAAGCAACTGAGTATGCATTCGAGCAAGCACTCGGATACATGAAGAATGCTCTGACCAACATGCTGACGGGCACTGATACTATTGGTGCTACTGTCTACAATCTGTACGATGAGCGCAGCACTGGTGGTTCTAGTGGAACTGGTATTACTGCTGATCCTTCCCCTGGAAATCCTTATGGTACTGCTGGTAGCAATAGTGTTAACTATGGGGCTACGAATTGCTCGGATGTACAATCTGCACTACAAACTCTGTTTGACAACGTATCTGAGGTTCTGCTTGCAGGTTCCTTGTCTGATTTGATTGAACTCTCCGAACCTAGCACATATAGCAGCAACGAGACTAAGTGTCGTCGTGATATTGGATACTTTGTTGATGCTCTGGTTCAGGATATCAAGGGTGATGGTAACTATGGCGTTGTAACCTTCACTAAGTTCTACTTTGACGCTAATGGTGCTCCTATCAGCAATGGTCTGGTTGGTGAGACTGCTGAGTCTATCACTGCCTTCAATAAGGCAAGAGACATGGCAAAACTTGCCATCAACAACCTGCTGTATGACAAGGATCTGACCTTACTCTATGATCCCACCACATATCCTGGTCCTTATCTGATTTCTTCTAGCGAAGGTCATACATACGATCCCAACTACTCTCAGGGTAACAACCAAGATGCTGCTAACTGTGCTGACGTGCAGGCTGCTTTGGATACACTGACTACGATTGCTACGACTGCAATCAATGCAGGCAACCTGAACAACATCAATGCACTGTCGGTTATCAGTGATGGATCTTTCCAAGAGAATGAGAACCTTCGTGTGTATAAGATCTCCTACAAGGATCCTGGCGCAAATGGACTTTTCCTGCCTGGCGAAACAATCAGAGGTGTAACTTCTGGTGCAAACTTTACGTCCAAGGGAACCAACGCTGGTCTGAAATGGTTGTTCACTGATTCAATTACAGGCACCTTCCAGAATAGAGAGTACATCACTAATAGCAGACTCACTGCTAATGGCACTGCTGTCCTGACTGGTTTGGAGTATAAGTCTGGCACCAAGTCTCTTAGACTTGACGCTGGTGCATACCTGAGCCATACACTTAGCGATGTTCAGAAGTTTGGAACTGAGAACTTTACCATTGAGATGTGGATTAGACCTACGACTATCTCTGGTATTCAGTATCTCTTTGATACCCGCACCAGCGGTACATCTGAAAATGGATCTCCTGTTCTTTATCTGAATGGTTCTAACATTGCATGGTGGTACAACGGTAGCGACCAGATCTCTGCTGCTCATGGACTGGGAATTAATACCTGGCACCACGTTGCAGTAACTAGAACTACCAACATCACTAAGATTTGGGTCAATGGATCTCAGGTTGGTGGAGACTACACTGACAATAATAACTATCTGGAACGTGCGTTCACAATTGGCGCTGACCTCAACGGTGCTAGCGGATTCGTCGGTCACCTGGATAACATCATTATCAAGAAAGGTGTTTCTGATTACAGTCAGACATTTACTCCTGGTTTCACTTTCCCGACCGATAACCAAAACATTAGTTTCTCCATGAGCATGGAGTTGCCTCTCATCATCAGCAATGAAGAGAGATATGCAACTTATACTGGTCAAACCAACTCTTCTGCCACCGCTAAGAGTATTGACTACGATGAAAAGACCATCATTGTCGAAGACATCAACCTTGCACGCGATGAGTATCGCAAGGCTGCTGACATGATCGAACTGAACCTCGACTGGATTGCTGAGGTTGCTGTTGGTCTGATGAAGGAGAAGTATCCTGACTTTGTAATGCCTGGCGACTCTGCTGATGGTACTGGCGTCCAACAGGGTACAAACTTCTGTCTGCGTGACACCAAAGAATATATCATGAAAGCAGTCATTGCAGACATGCGCTATGGCGGTAACTACAACAGCGTTATCGCTGGTAGAGGTTATCTCACCAAGCAGGGTGGTCTAAATTATGTTGGCAACGAACTGCTGCAATCCATCTTTACTTGGACTGAACTGGCAGTTGTGATCAACTATGTCATCACCACCACCAGCAGCGATCTAGTCAACTATAACGGAACCAAATACACCAATATCCTTCGCATTCCCAACAACTTTACATCTCCTGCCTCTCAGGCAATTCAAGATGAAGTCGTTCTGCTCTGCGACACCATTGCCGATATCCTCGGTCCTACTGGCAACAGATTCCGCGATGCTGGTGATTTGATCTGGAAGAACCGCGACTATATCGCATATGAAACTGTTGGTTGGTTGAATGATTACTATTCCGCAGAAATCAACGATACTCAGTATGACTTCCTTGACATTCCTGGATACAATGGCAATGTGGTTTGTGCCCGTGATATCAAAGAATATATTCTGCCCGCCGTTATTACAGACCTGATCACTGGTGGCAACTCTGCTACTCAATATGTCATTGACTTCTATATCAATAATAACAACGAGATCATTCATGTTGAGAATGAATTGGGCGCAATGCTCGATGCTTTCAGTAAGGTCAAGGAACTTGTTCATCATGCAGTCAACAACACCCTGCTGTCGTTCGGTACTACTGCCTCCGAACTTGGTGCAGAATCTGATCTGCAAGATGATTATTATGTTGCTCAGTTTACTGAGATTGCTGCATATAGAGACACTACTATCACTATCGATAGTAAGGGTTACAACTATCAGGATATTGTTTCCAATTACAATATCGATGCTGCTAATATGCTTGAAGCGAACAAGCATGTGATCGCGAAGGAAGCAGTATACACAATGAATGACCTGTCCAAGTATTTGGATCTGGCAATTCCTGGCGGTTCTAAGAACTGTGAGGATGACGTGATGGGCGTTATTGATGCTATCATCCATGACCTGAGATTTGGCGGCAACTCTGCTACCTATGATGCTGCTCTCCTCTATCTGAACCCAGAAGATGATAGTCTGCTGCACATTGAGTCAGAAGCAGAAGCAGCGATTGATGTGTACAAGATTGCAATGGAAATCTGCATCCTTACGATGCGTAATGGTTTCGGTCGCGATAACCTGTACATCTATCAGGCAGAAGGTGGTGCTGGTGGTGCAGTCGATCCTGGTGGTGTTGGCACTTCTTCTCTTGATGCCGTTGATGTTAACACATATGAGCAGAATGCTGTTGATGATAGATTCATCGATGGTTCACATATCATCGAGAGAAACATCAGACTGATTGCTGAGGAAGCAGTCGCACAGGGTCTGGCACAATTCCCAGGTCTGACCATTCCTGGCGGCAACATCAATTGCGTCCATGACGTGACGGATGTTCTTCACGCTATGGTTTGGAACCTCCGCTATGGCGGCAACAACAAGATGTTCCGTGCTGCTGAGTTCTATGTCAATAACGGCAGTCTGGCACACATCTCCTCGCAGGCAACTGAATCCACTTGGATCTTCAACAAGGCAAGAGATCTTGCTATTACTGTGATGAGAGATCAAGCGATCACTATCACTGCTGGTCATGGTTACACTCAGAAGTTCAATACCGATCTCGACTTCTTCCCCTATAACCAGGGTGGATATGTCGTAACTGCTGATACTGAGAACCCTGGAAGTGAGTGTCCTGATGTTGCTTCTGCAATCACAGATCTCTTCACGGTGATTACTGATACGCTTGCTACTCCCACAAACATCACTGATGGCACTATCACCAAGACCCTGCCTAACTGCTGGCCTGTTAAGTACGCCCCCGAAATGGTTGTACGCGACACGACTGTCACCTATGACGCAGGCGCTAGCAACTGGAATGAAACTTGCCCACAGACTGCTTCTACAATTGAGACATTGTTTGATATTGTCATCAACACTATTTCTGAGGCATCTGCTGGTAATGCCAGTCACCTCGCAGGTATCACTCGCGATGCAGGATACAACAGCAATACCGAATATCAGTTCTACACTTGCTATGACGTAACTTCTGCTGCTGAGACTCTATTCGACATGATGCTTGACACTCTTGGTGGTGGTAGCAATTCGGACAGAAGTGCTGCTAGAAGAATCCTCTTCAACAGACATGCTATTTCTGCCAAGGCATTCTCTGAGGTACAAACTGCATATCCTACAACCGTTGCTGAGGAATCTTTCGGTGATGCGCTGATTGGTGGTCTTCTTTATGACCTCAACACAGGTGGTAACCAAGGTGTTCTGAGAGTCGTCAACACATGGTTTGATGGTGAAGGCAACTTCATCGCGTTCCCTGATGTAACAAAGCAACATCTGCTGTGGTTCGTGACAAGAGTCAGTGAATATTGTAAGCGTGCTCTTGATGATTACAACGACAATCTTGTTGGTGGTGAGTGGTATGGATATGACATCTATCTTGATCCCACGCATCAAGGTACGAATGCAATCGAAAATCGTTATGAGTATGAGATGGAGTCCACTCAATTCAAGATTGATGCGTCTCTCAATGCCGCATACTTCGCTATCAGCAGAGGCACACCTCCTACTCAGAACAAGATTCAGTGGACCAATAATATCCATGCGACCAACAACCAGAACCTCTATGACGAAGGTGTTGATTGGAATACTGACCCCGATCTGATCATCAATACTCCAACAGTTGAAGTTGGATTTGAGAGAAGAGAGAACAAGATCACTATCACTCGCCCGAACTTCTACTCGCGTGGTGACATCCTTAGCTATGTTGTTGCATCCGAGGATGTTGAGGCAGCATTTGGTGATCAAGAATTCTTCTATGTGCTCAACGCAACTCCAAGTGCCTTTGAGATCACTAAGGAGATCCGTCATGATGCCAGATTTGCTCCGTTCGCAGTTGATCTTGCCACTACTGGTCAGCAGCAACTGCAACCGAACGTTCGTTCTGGTATCACTCGTATGCCGACAACTTATGGCACCAGAGATATCGATAACCCCGTAAGCGGTGGTTTCAGTCTCGCAGATGTAGTTGTGGGCAGCACATCCAACGCTAGTTCTGAGATTGTACGCACCAAAAACAACGAAGCAAACATCATCAAGATCTATCAAAGATTCAATATTGGCACTGCTACTGGTAGATTCAATATCGGTGAAAGAGTTCAGGTCCAAGGTGCTGGCACAAACTACGGCACAGTCCTTCAAACTTCGCCTCTCACGGGCGACAATGAGGACGAGGGTTGGATCTACGTTGAAAATATCACTGGTGCTTTCTCTGTCAGCGATATCCTGGAAGGAATTGATAGTGCTCAAACAGCAGAAGTTACCTCTGCTGCCAGAGATCGTATGCTGATCAATACCGAAAGAGGATCCTTTGGTGTTGATGAAATGTTCTTCAACAAGGGTAATGGTGCCGAAGCGGATATCGTCGCCTACGAAAATTCTGCTGGTTCTCTAACCAGCAACACTGGTGGTCGTATTGCGATTGACATTGAGACACTGCAAGATGACTTTATCGATGGTGACATCATTTACGGTTCTATCACCGACAAGATCCTCAACATCGCCAACATCACCAGAGATAGTTTCAGAGATATTGAACTCAATCAGTATGTACACGCGGTCAAGACTATCGAATGTGATGTCAACACTATCCTGAGAGATCAAGGTTTTACTGGCGACTTCAAGAAAGGTGATTTTGTTTATCTGCTGCAAGGAAGTATTCCCAAGATTCCTGGATGGACTGCCGTTGTTACTGATTATCTCTATGATCCTGATAACAGCATTCATAAGATCTGGATCGCCAACTTGCAACCCTATGGCGCTGCTGCTGACGGTACTACCACCGTAGATCCTAATGAACTTCTTTCGGGTGGTCTTGGTAAGTTCGAGAACCTGAATAACTTCCCTGTCATTCAATGTGATATTTCCAACGTAACTGTTACCAACTATACTTCCTACGGTAAAGTTTCTGGTAAGTCTATCAGCGGTGACACTGGTCGCATCTGGTTGGAAGATGTTGTAGGAGACTTCCCCTCTAACCTGACAATCATCTCTGACTATGGGTGGTCTGCTGGTGTTACACAATCCAAAAATCTGCTCGCACGTTGCGACAGATACTTCCGTGGTTTCGATGGCACTGAGACATCCTTCAAACTTACCATCAGCAATGGTGAATCATACTTCCCAGACCCCGCAGGTCACCTGCTCGTGTTTGTTAATGGTGTGCTGCAACCTCCTGGTGCAAATTACGCCTACACAGCGTTCTCCGACTCTATTCAGTTCACAGAACCTCCGACAGTTGGTTCCGAGTTCATTGGTTACTATGTGGGTAAACTGAGACAACTCGATGACATCAGTTTCGAGTTTGACTCTCTACGTTCCTCCTTCAACTTGAAGTATCAGGGTGGTTTCTACTCCCTGACTCTGACGGAAGGCGTATCGTCCAACACTATCCTACCTGAGAACAACATCATCGTGTCGCTCAATGGTGTGATTCAGGAACCTGGTGTTGGTTACGAACTGGTTGGTTCTAGAATCATCTTCGCTGAGATTCCTCGCGCAGGATCTACATTCGTTGCCTTCTCCTACATCGGTTCTGACGCTGACGTTATCGCGGCAACTGTCGTACCTCCGATTGAAGCAGGTGATATTCTGCAAATCGAAGGTGAGGCAGACGAACGTGAAGTCGCACTGATCGAATCGTCCAACTCTCTGATTACCTTCGAGTATACAGGAACCGTTAAAGGTCGTGGTGCTTCTGCTCTCGCTAGCATCAAATCTGGTGAGATTACAGAAGCAATCATAACTTCTCCTGGTGATGGTTACACCTCGCGCCCGAGCGTGGATGTGATCTCTGCAACAGGTTTCGATGGTCGTGTTCGTGCTCTGATGGGCATTCTGAGAATCGACGTGAAGACCCCTGGCATTGGTTACGCACAACCAGCAGTCGCAGTTGAGACTATTGTTGATGATGACTTCGTGCCCCCGACTGGTCCTGCTGTCAACCAAGGTTTCGACACCTACGCTGGCGAAGGCACTGACGCGCAGGGCAATCCGATCGTGATTGTTCCTGGATATATCCAGATCACTTCGCAACCTGTGAACGTGACTGTGAACCAGGGTCAGACTGCTGAGTTTACCGTTGTCGCCGCCTTCATTCAGTCCAGTGACAACCAGATCGGAACCACTGCTCTGAACTATCAGTGGCAACGTAAACAGTATGGTGAAACTGATTGGAATAACATCACTGGTCAGACTTCTAATGTCTATGACTCCAACTCTGCCGCACAGGCAGATGACGGTGACGAATTCCGCGTTGCTATCACTGCTGCTGGCGCTACACCTGTCTATTCCAACTCTGTGATCCTCACAGTTCAGACTGGTGCTACCGTCATCAGCAACTTCAACCCGACTCAGATCTTCCAATAAATAGTCAAAAAGTCCGATGACAGCAACTGCTGAATATAACTCTGGCACTAGAACAATTACCGTAGACGGCGATGGTCTTCCTGATCCCGTCCTCTACGGTACGTTCCCGAATGCCAACAATCCCAATCAGGTTACTGAGCAAGATTTCAATCATGACTTTTATTATAGAGGTGGCACCTTTGGTGTTACTAGAACATTTGATGACAATACTTTTGTACACGAAGGATTCTTTATCCAAATTCCTTTATCAGTAGATGATAATCAACTGTTAGGCAATGAGATTCAAGTTGGCGATAGAATTCTTTTTGTATTCGACGCGAATACGCCTGACGAATATAAACAAGTATTTGTTTACACAGGCACTGAGCAGACTGCCACTGCTGGTGAGTTTTGGAGAGCAAGTGATCAGTACCTAGAACTGATCATGGAATTTTCCAAATCAGGGTATAATGGCACATATACTTACTATGATCAAAGAAATGGTCGCACACAAACTCCTCTTGGGTCTATTGGCATTGCTGCTAATGGCGTCGTATTCTTTAACCCCTCCGCAGGGGCAGGTGGAAATCCCCCGCAAGGATTTAACTGGAATGCCCACTATGAAGATTCCCCAGTAAATTTTGGTGATGACAACTGTGGTGGTCACCCAGAGAATACAGGTCAATACCACTACCATGACACACATTTCATTGATTGTTGGAAAGCAAACTCTGTTATGTCCACATATAATGACTACTATGGCTCATCTCAGTATAACGGTGACAACCTGAGACACCCTGACGGTCACTCTAAGATTCTTGGTTATGCTTTTGATGGATTCCCTATCTACGGTCCATATCTCTATTCAGATGCCTGGGACAATGACTCTGAGATAGTAATTGCTAGCACTTCTTATAGAGTTAAGTCAGAAGAAGTACCTGGCAGACCAATCTACGGTGACAGTCAACAGAATCCCCCTGCTGGATCCCTGATGCAAGACTGGGAATACTCTGAGGGTCTTGGCATTCTAGATGAACATAATGGTAGATTTTGCATAACTCCCGAATTCCAAGATGGCACTTATGCATACTTCTTGTCATGCGAACTTGACAGTGAAAATGAATTGCAAGCAAGATTTCCATATTTGATTGGTTTCACAACTCGTGAGACGCTAGATCAACCAGCAAACAATGGTGCTGCTGCCCCACCGCCGCCTGATAGTGATGGTGGAGAACCTCCTGCACCCGCAACAGTGCAGATTTCTCTACAACCTCAGAATGCTACCATCAACGTCGGTCAGACTGTTACATTCAGCGTTACTGCTGCTATCAGTCCCGAAGATGGTCCCAAGGCATATCAGTGGTATAGATCTACTGACGGCGGATTCTCTTACGCTGTACTGACTGGTGCAACTGATCCTCAGTATCAGTTTACCGCTCTAAATTATATGTCTGGATATAAGTATAGAGTGGAGGTTCGTGGACCTTTGGGTCTTGGGGTAACTCCTGCACAGAATTCCCCACTAACTTCTGATGTAGCGACACTTGTCGTTACTGGATTTGGCGATGGTCAGGGTGACACAGACTTCTCTTCTACGGACGCGAAGTTTGACACTACTCAGACATCATTCGATGCAACATAAATAAAACTGTAAAGAACTAGAAAACCATGGCGAAACAGCTAGTCGGTATTGGATCTTCGGCAAATGATGGGACAGGTGATACCCTAAGAGACGGTGCTATTAAATACAATTCAAACTTTGACGAACTGTATGATCGTCTTGGTAACAACACCGACATCCTGATCGATATTGGTGCTGGTATTACTGCGGGGCAAGTTCTCCAATGGAGTACCACCCCTGTGCCTGCCTTCCGTGCAGCAGACTTTAATCTGCTGACTGGTAATCTTGATACCAATGGTAATGAGATTCAGTCTGATGGTGCAGATGCCATCGTACTTAAACAGACTGGCACTGGCGACATCCAACTGTGGGCGGGTGGATCTGGTTCTGCATACACCTATATTGATGGTGATGATGGATACCTCAAATGGTATGCACCATATGCTGAACTCGTAGATCTTCCCGATGCGAGCAATCATCATGGTATGTTTGCTCATGTCCATGGCACTGGAAAAGGATATGTTGCTCACAATGCTGAGTGGATCCCTCTGGTAGATGAAACCCAGAGCATCACTGTTCTCGCTGATGTAGACACCACAGTAAATGGTGGTCCTGCTGATGGTCAGGTTCTGAAATGGGTTGAGTCAACAGGCAAGTGGTCTCCTGCTAACGATGAGCAGGGAACTGGTGGTACAGGCATCACTCAAAATCTATTTGAGACTGTCAATGCTGATACTGGCACTACCACTGCTTCTGCTCCTAATGATACCCTCATTATTGCAGGTGGTACTAACATCTCCACTACTCTGGTTGGTGATACTCTTACTATTGATATGACAGGCACCTTGGGTGACCTGGACCAGAATGTGTTCACCACTTTTGGTGCTGATAACGGTAGTACCACTGCTACTGTGACAACAGACAGTTTGAATTTTGTGGGCGGTACTGGCATTTCCACCAACCTCAATGCTGGTGCTATTACTATTACCAACGATTCGCCTAACGTCGTTCAAGATGTTCTTAAAACTCTTGCAGGTGACTCTGGTTCTTATACTGCCGCCGCCGCCGATTCTACTGTCACGATTGTAGGTGGCACTGGGATCACTACTGCGGTATCTGGGTCAACGCTTACTATTACTAACACTGTCGCGCTACCCAATGCAACAGAAGGACAATCTCTGGTTAAGGGAGCATCTGCATATGAAGGAGTAGCATCTCCTACTCTGAGTTATGACTTTACTGCTGCTGACAGCAACAACTATACAGTTGATGGTCCTGGTATTAGTAGCGCAACAGATCCTACAATCTATGTGTATCGTGGATTCACATACAGATTCAACAATGAAACTGGCGCATCCCACCCACTAGAAATTAGAGTTTCTAATGGTGGTGCTCAGATTAGCGGAACCACAGGTTCCATCAACGGTGTCCAATATTGGACAGTCCCCCAGAGTCTTGCTGCTGGCACAACATATGTGTATCAGTGCAACATTCACTCGTCTATGGTCGGTAATATCGTGGTCGTCTAATGCCAAGAACAGTTCCTGGAAGTGGTGCAGCAATTGAACCAGTCTTTAATTCCGTACAGGGTGTTAAGGACGTTATTGTAGTTAAAGGTGGTAGTGGATATGATCCAAATAACCCACCTAGATTAACCATTGCTAACTGTGGTACGCCAATCAGAGATGCAGTTCTTAGAGCAAACATCGCTGATAATGGTGAAATTTTGTCTGTGGATGTGGTTGATCCTGGTGAAGGATACAATCCTCTCAGACTTTTGATTGAGAGTAATGATCCTGGAACTGTTACTGCTGATGCAAATATCTATCTCAATCAAGATGGATCTATTAACTTTTTACAAGTCAATCAACCTGGCGATGGATTCTTCAACGCAACTGCTAGGTTAGTTGGTGGTGGTGGATCTGGTGCAGAACTGGTTCCTGTTACTGGAAGTGTGACGGGTCTTTCGGTTGAAAATACTGGTAGAAATTACTCTGGTGAAGACATCACTCTGGTTATCACTGGTGGTGGTGGACAGGGTGCCACAGGTGTTGCTGATGTTAACCAATTTGGTGTAGTTGAAAGCATCAACATCACAAACCCAGGTGAGTTCTTTGAAACTCCTCCAATTATTCAATTGATTGGTGGTGGCGGATCTGGTGCAACGGCAGAAGTAGATATCAATCTTGGTAGGATTGCTAATATCGGCCTACTCAATCCTGGTGGTGGATACACTTCTGCACCTCAGGTTATCTTCACCCGCGACACTAATCTGATCAGGGCACAGAGAAATAGAACGTCTCTCGTCTCTGACTTCTACAATATGACAGCATTGATTAGAAATGCTTCTGCCGCTGATAGCACTCTATACGTCGAAACAACACAAGCATTCCCTGGATCTGGTAAGTTTCAGATTGGTAGAGAGATTATCCGATACACAGGTAAAACCCCAATCTCCTTTACTGGTTGCGATAGAGGTATTAACTTCCGTTATGACCAGCGTGTGATTCTTGATAACCTTGCAACTAATCCCGATACTGGCATTTCTGGATATGCTTTTAGTGTTGCTGACAGAATCAGAAGAGTCGAAGAAGACAAAACAAATAAAGTTGCCATTGTATACGACTGGCGACCTACTACAAGAGAACTGTTCTTAACGTTTGAAGTTGATGAACTAGCGTTCATTGACGGTGGTAGATCCAATGAGAGTAGTGCTGTTATTCAGTTCGTTGCTGGTGTTGCAGGTTCTTCTGGTACAGGCGTTGAACCTCACGTTCTCTTGGAAAGTGAAACTGGTAGCATTGTTACCTTTACTGATCCTATTAGCACTCTGGAAGGATTTGTATTTGAAGACGACGATGAACTTGAAGGGGATGGTGATGGAATCATTGACATCGTAAATACTGATACTGATTACGAGAATGCAATCAGCCTTGATGGTGGTATTGCATCATCTCTGTATGGTATTGAGGAAACTGTTGGTGGTCAGAACACTACTCTGTTCCAGCAAGGTGATCAGATCTATGACTCTAATCTCATCCCACTAACAGCATCTGTCGCAGTTGCTGGTCTTTTGGGTGATGGTGTTGAGCATGTATCTGAATCTACATTGAAGATTAAGAATTGGAACAACACTTTGTATAGTATTGGTGAGATTGTTACTGGTAGTTCCACAGGTGTTACGGCAACGGTAGTTTCCTTTACTAACCAAGCCGACGACTTTGGTTACACATATTTGTATGTGGACAATATTACTAACAATGGCAACACTTACAAATTCACTACATCAGATACCATCGCTGGTCAGTCTAGTGGTGCAACAGGTCTATTCACCAAGCAAGAATACACCAATCTGGTCAGAACTGAACCAGAATAAGTCCCATAAATAAAAGGAAGGTAACTGCTTAAAGATGGCACTTCTAACAGATCAA